CGGCTCCGGCTCCGGCTCCGGCTCCGGCTACGGCGACGGCGACGGCGACGGCTCCGGCTCCGGCGACGGCTCCGGCGACGGCGACGGCTCCGGCGACGGCTACGGCTACGGCTACGGCTAAAAGGCCAGTGGGCGCAGGTCTCCTGGGAGGGCCTGCGCCCACGTCTATCGTGACCTGATCGTGTTGCCACCGCGAAGCCGCCGCAGGTGCAGGTACAGCCCGCAGTACGTCACCCCCGCAGCTATCGCGGCGTCCTTTGCCGTCATCCCACGAGCGATGCCCTCGAGCGCCCGCCGCAGCCATCGCGGCCCGCCGCGCGCGAGATGCGCTGCCAGGTCGTCCGCGTCGACGAGAGCCCGGTCCGCGTCCGTCGGCTCCGTCAGGGGATCCGTGTCATCCAGGTCCACCGGGTGCGCGAGGTACCAGCGGCGGCGCTGAGACTGTGTCAGGCTCTTCCCGTAGGTGGCCCGTAGGGCGTCGACCACCGCCCGGTACGCGCAGGTGTCCCGACGCAGCTTTTCGAGGAGCGCCTCGGAGGCGAGATCGTCGAGCTCGTCCACGTCGGCCCACGGCGCGACGCGGCGTGCGACGCGGCGGAAGTCCCGCCAGTCTTTGAGCGTGATCTCACGCGCCGCCATGCTCCCCCCATCAGTGCCACTCGGACGGGTCGACAGCGCGGTAGTCGTTGGTCAGGTTCTCGACGTAGCGGATCATCGGACCACCCTCTCTGTTTCGCCGAGCGCCGAGCGCCCGGCATTGTGCAGCGCCCCGACGCCGCGCTTGGCCCCGCGCAGACCCAGCCACCCGCCCGCGAGAGCGACACCGACAGCGGTCCAGAACTCGCCATCCGTCCACAGCGAGCGCTTCTCGGGGCTCGTGATCGACCCGACCGCCACGTCCTTCAGCATGCTATTGATCTCGCCTGCGCTGACCCGCCCGTCACCGTCCGCGTCCCACGGCCCCGTCAGCGTCGACTCGAACCTCGCGCGGTCGGCCTCCGCCGTCGCGATCCGCGACTCCGTCCACTCCTGGATGCCGCGGACCTTCGCGTCGACGTCCGACAGGTACGCCTGCGTGCGCGTCGCGATGTCGTCGACTTTCGACAGCGTCGAGCAGCCACCGCAGAAGACCACGCACAGGACCAGCATCACGCATCGCATCCCAGCCTCCGGTATGCATCCTTCGCCAGACGATCCCTCACCGCGCGAGGAAGCCCCTGAAAGCACCTGACCGCCTCGCTGCCGCACGTCCTACACGTCGGGATCACGGCACCCACGTGTACGCGCCGAGCAGCGCCGTCGCGCGTTCCCACGTCACCGGGATCACCTCGGGCCCGTCGTCGGTGATGACGAGCTCGTACGCCCTCCGGCCCGTCAGGTCGGCGAGCGGCAGCGACCAGATCACGGAGCCGTCATGCTCGTCGCGCAGCTCCACCATCCCGGTGGCCGTGCCGTCGATCGCCACCACGCGCGAGTTGAACCACACGTTGCCGTCGGCTGTCGCCGCGGCGTGGAACTGGTAGCGCGCCACCGCCGCCTGAGCGGATGAGCCGACGCTACCGCAGCCTGCCGTCACCACCGCGCTGGCCAGCAGCGCGAGCATCATCACGTATCGCATCGTCATCTCCTCAGCAGTCGTCGTCATCGTCGTCATCGTCGTCCTGATTCGACTCCATCGCCACTAGTAACCTGGACCGAGCCCACGTCGCCAACCCGACGCACGCTATGACAGCACCACTGTACTTCAGCAACGTGTCAGTCTGTGTCTCGTCGCCATTCAAGTCCTTAGTGGTCAGGAGCACGCTAGCGGTGAACCGAGTCTTGACCTCGTCGAACAGCTCGTCCAGCGTGTACTCGGACAGGAGCGACAGGCGCGCGTCGAAGCTCATCGTCTCGTCACCCATCGCCACAGCCGGCGCCACCACGACAGGCGCGGGCGCTCGCCGCTCTCCCATCCGTAGATGCGCAGGTCACGGTCGATCCGGACACGGCGGCTCATGTTATCGGCCCACCCGCCACCACTTTGCTTCTCACCGTGCCCTCGGCGCCGCACCAGACGCATCGCGTAGACAATCGCCGTTCGGCAAGTTGCTCTCCTGGATACAGGAACCCGCCACCGATGTTCTCGCCGCATGCGGAGCAGTACACCGTGTACAGGGTGTCCGCCTTCGGGAACCGCACCTTGCCGATCGGCGTCTCGACCTCATCAGGCAGATCCGCTCTGGGATCGTCGCTCATTTCGGCCACTCTGCCATGGCCGCGTTCACCCGCGCTTTGTGCAGCGCGATGAACGCGTCCTCCGACGCCGCTTCCGACCGCGACGTCGTCACCGTCACCGTCATCCCACCGCTCTGCCATGTGTGTGTCAGCATCCGTGTCCTCATCTCGATCCGGCCCAACACCGCCCCGTGATACCACCACGTTGCGGCGGTCGATGACAGAACCAACACCGTAAGTCCGATCGCGAGTCTGCGGCCCATACCACCTTGGATCCAGACCGCGCCACGATCCTACACCCCTTTCCTCACTTTTTCGCCTCCAGCGCGGACAACCGCTCGCGGATGCCCGCCATCTGCTCCCGCATCCCGGACAGTTCGCGCTTCATCTCTCGTACGTCCGAGCCGATGACGCTGACGCTGGCGTCCGTGCGCGTCCACATCACGACGTTGCTCACGATCGCGCCGACGAACACGACCACGAGCCCGAGGCTCATGCGGCTCTGTGGCGTCAGCGTGTGCGTCTTCGTCGTGTCCACCATCATCGCCTCGTGATTCCAAACCGTGACTCCAACCCAACCCTGGTGCGTTGCTGCGCCTCGACGTCAGCTATCAGCGCCTGGATGGATTCGATGTCGTCCAACTGCGTCGGCGTCTCCTTGTCGAGCAGCCGCTTCTTAAGCAGACCGCGCAGGCGGCTCCGCTCGCTCTGCTGACGCGCCCGCGCAAACGCCAACCGTTGATCGACGTCCGCCTCAGCCTCTCTCGCCGGTACCACGCTGAACGGCGACGCGAGCAGTTGCCCGAGCTGGAAGTCACCGGTCTTGCTCACGCCCGGCAGCAACGGGCCCCGGTCGATCAGCCGGTCCGCGCCCACCACGTTGAGCTTGTCGAGGGAGGACAGCACCCTTACGTTGTCGATCAGATCAGCCCAAAAGGCCGGCATCGACACCCCGAACCGCTCCTTGCGCTCGCCCTCGAACCGCGTCTTCTCGCGACCTGAGTAGAAGTCCCAGCCGGCCATGCTCTCCAGCGGGACCTTGAACACCGGTGACAGTTGCGACCCCAGCGCTTCTCCAACGTCGCCGACGCCCTCACCGGAGAACGCCTTCAGGACGGCGTCGGTCAGCGGCGCGATCGCACCGATGGGCAGTGACGAACCAAGCAGCAGGAACGACGGGTTACCTTCCGCGTCCTTGCCGGTCGCCACACCAAAGTTCTCGCGGATGAACTCGGGAACCGCCTGCTGGTACTCGGACTCGGTCTTGAGCCCGGTCATGCCGCGAGCGGAACGGATGATCTTGTCCCAGACCGTGACCGTCCCCGGTTTGGACAGGAACGCTTGGGCCTCCGTCTTGAACGCCCACTTCGTGAACGTGTAGAAGGGGATGAAGCGGCGCAGACGGTAGCGCTCGAAGCTGGTGAGGCTGCGACCGGCTCGAGAGTCATACGTCCACTTCCTGACGTGGTCGATGGCGTCGTCGATCGACGCCCCGGCCTTCATGTCGCCGAGCACGCCAAGGATCTTCGTGTGGTTGTCCAGGAACTCCGAGACCTTGAACGCGGGACCGATGATCGCGTCGTGGGCCTTTGCCAACGGACCGAGGATCCGCCCCGCGACATGGCCGAGAGCCGCCGGGTTGTCCTTCAGCACGTCCATGGCGCCGAGGGTGATCTCGTCCCGGAAGTAGCCGCTGTTCAGTACGCCTTTCTCGTGCAAGGTGTTGAACAGATCGCGCCCGGTGATGGTCGATCCGTCCCCCACCTTGATGGACATGGCTGCGAGCTTGTTCAGTGCGTTCTTATCACCTGCCAGAGAGGCGCCAACGTGCTTCGATAGACGCCCCGCCTCGCCCATCGACGCGAACATGCCTCGCATGCTCACGCCGCCTTGCTGGAGCAGCAGCACGTTCGATACCCAGTCACGCGCGCGCGACTGCGGGAACGGCAGCGCCGTCCACACCTTCCAGGAGTTGGTGAAGGAGTCGAGCAGCTTGATCGCCTGCGAGCCGCCCCAGGAGTCGGCGGCGTGAAGGCGGTCGAGGACCCCGTTGCGCCCGAACAGGTTCTTGGCGACGTCGGCGTCGAGGAACTTGACCGTCTTGTCGGGGAACCTGGCCGCAAGCTTGGCGAAGCGCTCCGGGTCAGACCCGGCAAGCTCGCTCAGAGCAGTGTGGCCTTGGCGCTTCTGCTGTAAGGCGATCGCGAACTCGTCGGAGAACTCCCCGGCGTCCATTCGCCGGTTGACGATCTCGGTCAACCGACGCTTGCCTTCCTTGGTGCCGGCACGGATGCTTGAGATGAACTCCTCGCGGGCCGAGCGCAACTCGCTCATCTCCTGGCGGATCGCGTCGGACTCGGCCTTGATCTTCAAGTTGAGCTGGCCGAACAGGGTGTCTCCGGATGCGTCGTCCACGAACCCCACGTCCTTGAGCCGGCGTAGGTCGCCTGCTGTCCGCAACTGCTGCGCCTCGTCAGACAGCCGGCCGTGCTCCTCCTTCAGCGCCTTCAGCTTCTGCCCGGCCGGCGTGGCCGGCACCGTGTCCGCGAGCTTCCTTGGGCTCATCGAGGTCAGCGACAAGTCGCCACGCAAGCCGTCGATCACGTCATTCACCGCCCGGCGCTGGCTGATGATCTGCTCGCTCGTGTGCCGGCTGAGCGCAGCCTTGGCGATCACACCGCGCGCCTGGTTCTCGTTGCTCATAGCGACCGACGTCGCCCGCCCCGGCGTAAGCTCCTGAAAGCGAGCTCCACCGAGGTCCAAGAACCCGACCAAGTTGTCCTCGCTCAACATCTTGCCGAGCCCGGCCGGATCCAGCTCGCCGAGCCGCTTGCTTGCCATGACCATCAGGGAGTCATCGCCGAACACGCTCTGGTAGAACCCGAGCTTGCCACGCAGGTTGGCGTCCGCCTCCAAGCGCCGGTACCAGCGGTGCAGCGGGTTGGTCGAGAAGAAGGAGGCGGCATCGTAGTCGCCAAGCTCTTGCAACTGGCGGACGAACTTCAGGTCGAACACCTTGGCGATCGTGTCCTGCGCCTTGTCGATACCCGACAGCTTGGCGAATCCCGTCTTGCGCGTTCCCAGCTCGCGCATCATGGCGTTGACCTCGAAACTCGTCAGCGACGTGAACTTGCGGCCCCTCATGAACCCCGCCACGAAGCCCGAGGCGTTGCCCTTCAAGCTGTTCGAGAACTTGCCGAACTTGCTGTCGATCAGCTCGCGGCCTGCGGCGCTCAGGTCGCGCGGGACGTAGAGCTCCGAGATCATGCCGAGGAAGCCGTCGGCCACGTCCTTCTGACCGACGTGCTCCATCAGGGTGCGACCCTGAGAGATGAAGTCGTCGATGTCTCTAAGTGACACCTTCTCGCCAGCTTTCCCGGCGATCTCCCCCTTCTCGATCCTCCCCTTGATGGACCGGTACAGGTTCAATGCCGCCGTCTTGGTGGCTTCGACCACGCCACGGGTCGCGCCCTTCGTCTCCAGAGCGGTCGCGGCGCGCCCGAGCGTTCCGGGCGATGACGCCGGGGTGATGACGTCCGCGATCCGCTCGTCGGTGGCGTCGCCGAATAGGAAGCGGGTGTCGTCTGGCGTGTCGATGCCTGGCCGCACCTCGGACCCGACGCGCCCGTCGCGCATGAAGTCCAGCGCTTCATCCGGCAGCCGCGCGTCCGGGAACGCAACCATCCACGCCGTTGCCGCGGTGTCGAAGGCTTCGACGTCACCGGCGTCGATCGCCGTCGTCATGGCTGCGCGAAGCCTGAAAGCGTTTGCGCTCTGCGTCTCCATGATGCCGGCCGGCACCGGCGTCTTCGCGTGGACACCCTGTCCGAGCAGCCGGTCGCGCCGCCAGTTGGCCTTGGCGTAGGTAACCCCGTGCGTGACCGCGTTCTCAAAGGCCAGCGCGTCGTCGAGCTTGGTCACCCCCAGTTCGGTCGCCAGCACGACCAGGTCGGCGACCTCCTTGTCCTTAAGCGCCAGCTTTCCGACGTCGCTGTTGGCGGCCCGCCGGATCAACGGGATGAACTCCGACTGCCACTTGGCGACCGTTTCATCCCCCTTGTCCAAGGCGCCGCGCGCCAGCTCGCGCATGACCGATCCGGATACCTTCACGTTCCCGTCGGCATCAACCACCCGGGAGACCGCGCCGACCCGCGAGAAGCGGTTAGCCAAGGCCGCCGTCGGCGCGAAGCTGTTGAAGACGTCCACCGTGCGCTCGAGCGTCTTCGCCAGCGGCACGTCGAGCGCCTTGAACGGCAGCATCAGGTAGCCGGTGTTCACGAACGGGATGCCGAACGTCAGGAAGGCCGACTGCGCACCCTTCACCGCCTGCTCGGTCAGCCCGACGCCGCTCTTGAACGCCTGCTCGAGAAGCTGCTTGCGCGCAGGAGCGGCAAGAGCCTTGCCTGCTGCGCCCACTTTCGCGAACGGGAACAGGAATGTCGACGGATCGGTGAGGATCTCGCCTGCGAGGTTGATGAGGACATTGCTCCAGCCCTCTCTGGCGTCGGCCGATCCGAACGCTTCGCGGACTTCGGCGAAGTCGGTGTCGTCCACGATGTCCACGCCGGGCAGGATGTCCAGGATCTGGAAGAGAGGGTTGTTCTGGAGGAAGCCTCCAATGGCGCCAAGAACCCCGCCCTCGCCGGCGCCCTTCAGGCCGCCCTTGATCGCCTGACCGAACAGCAGCCGATCCGGGATCTGGAGGAGCTTGAAGAAGAAGTTGGTCTCCTCGTCGTCCTGCCGCCGTTGCGCCTCCAAGACGTCCGCCTCCTGCGGCATGAGCGAGGCCAAGGGATCCCGCGTCGCCGAAAGCTGGCTGCGCAGCAGCGACCCCAGGTTGGGCAGGCGCACCGCCGTCGGTTGCGACAGGGCGCGCTGAGCCTGGAGGATCTCTTGGAGAGTCGGCACGTTCTACTGCAATCCCGAGATGAACTGGGCGAGCGCCGCGAGCGCCGCTTGGAAGGGGGCCGGGTTGATGGCGGCACCAGGCCCGCCACCAGGCTGGCCAGCGAACGAGACGAGCGGCGTGCCGCCCGTGAACAATGACTGGATCGGCGCCAGCGCCTGGATCAAGGGGTCGAGGCCACCGAACGCTTGGCTCAGCCCTTGCTGGAATGTGATCTGACCAGGGTTGAACGGCGCCAACGGCGAGCCTGCGAACGGTAGGCCACCAGAGAACGCGGGAGCGATCGGTGAGCCCACAGGCGCGTTGACGCCCAGCCCACTGAACAGGCTGTTGAGCCCGCCAAACGACTGGGATGCGTTTTGCAGCAGGGTGCTCAAGAGCAGGGCCTGGTTCAAGACACCCGGACTTGGGTTGCCGCCAGGCTGCGGCGCTGGCGTGCTCGCAGGCTGGGACGGAGCCGCCTGATCCGCCGGCTGGAAGAACGGGGGAAGTGGCGGGCGGTCGAAGACGTCGGGGACCGCCGCGGGCGCCGGAGCCTGCTGTGCCTGTGGTTCGTTCGCCGCAGCCTGGCGGCCACCACGCGTAGGACTCGCCACCTGCCCGGTGAGAGCGCCGAACGGATTCGTGGCCTGCGCCAAAAGCTGGCCGGTGATGATGTCCAGAGGTGTTGCCATGTCGTGTCCTTAACGTGGTAGCCCCAGCGGTGTGATCGGCACAACCCGGCCAGGCGCAGAGAGGAAGCGTTCGATGGCCTTTACCACCTGAGCTCGCGTTGCTGCGTGTGGGATCACCTTGTCATCGATGGCCTTCTGGAGGAACTCTTTGGCGCCTTGGTCGGTCTTGAACTCGTCGTTGTACAGGGACTTGAGCGTGTTGTGCTGCCGCTCTCGACCAAGTTCCTTGGCCGTCGGAAGCAACTCGACTGTGCCGTCAGCCGTCGCGTAGACGAACCACTTGCCATGACCGGCGTTGTAGGCGTCGACCACCGCTGCCGGCGTTGCCATTTCGCGACCACCGCGTGTCGCTTCGTCCACCGCCTTGCGCATCTCGTTTTTGGTGGCGCCGCCATTGATTGCCGGGGACACCATGTCGTCTACGTTCGCAGGCGGCTCCGGTGCCGGCTCCCCAAGGCCCGGTTCCCGCAAGCCGAAGCGGCTTTCCTGGGTCCCGGCACCTTGTCCCCTCCCGTGCCTCAGCATCCGCAGCAGGTCGATGTTTTGGCTTTCCTCCTCCAGGCGCGCCAAGCGCTTGCGGGCCACTTCCAACTCCGCTTCCGAGAAGGTCCCGGAGAAGACGTCCTTGGCGATCTTGATGGCCTCCTCTGCACGCTGCTCGTTGGCCTCCAGCTCTTGATCGCTCCCGCCACCATGGAGCACGGCGCTGGAGCGCTCGGCCAGCGGTTTCATGACCTTGAAGAAGGTGTTGAGTGTGCCCTGGATCTGCCCTTGCGGCACACCTTGAGAGGCCAACACGGCGGCCAGGTTCTGTTGCTGCTCGGCCAGCGACTGCTCGCGCCCGAGGTAGCTATTGAGCTGGGCCATCTGGGTCGTGAACTTGGCTTGTCGATTCTCTGAGGCGAGCGCATCGGCGCGCTGCCGCGTCAGCTCGATCTCGCGGCGGATGTCCTGCTGCTCCTTGGCCGCGCGGTCAGCCACGCGAACCTCTTCGCGTTCTTGGCGGCCGCGTTGCTCCTCGCCCAGCCGGAACGCTTGGGTCTCGGAGCGCTCACGCCGCTGCTCGCCGAGCGTGTCGCGGAACCGCGCTTCCTCGCGCGCTCCTTGAAGCGTACGGAAGGCGCGGTCCTCCTGGACCTGCGCGGCATCGAGCGCGTCCTTGGCGACCTGCCGCTCGATACCCATCCTGGAAAGGTCGAGCTGACGGGTGCGCGCCTCCTGTTCTAAGCGCTCGCCCTCTTGCAGCCGCCGCTGCTCGGACCGCCGGAACGCCACGTCCTCAGAGCGCTGCTCGGCCTTCTCTGTCCGCTCCTGCTGGCGCTCGAACGCTTGGCGCCGGTCGCTCTCGTGGCGAACCTGCAACTCCCTGGATTGGGCGATGTTGGGCCCGAGGAAGCGAGAAGCTTCGGTGAACTGCTGAAGTGCCGGACCGAGGTCAGCCATGATCGTGCCTCCGCATCATCACTTGCCTCCGCCAGTGAAGAGGTTCGGGAATCCTCCCGCCGATCCGGCGGCCGAGGTCAGGCCGCCTGCGAAGCTCCCGATACCCTCGAGCGGTGAGACAGGCGCCCTCAGTCCGCCGATGACGCCGCCCGCTCCGAGTCGCGCTTGCGCCTCGTCACGCGCGAACTGGTCGCGCTGGCCCTGGAAGTTGGACAGCGCCTGGACCACCCGCAGGATGTCAGGGAGCCGCTGTTGCGCGGCCGCCAGCTCGACCTGCCTGTCACCCTCAGCGACCGACGCCCCGGTGCGCGACGCGACCTCGGCCTCCAAGCCGCTGGCAGCGCCGCTGCGGACTCCGCTCGTCGTTGACAGCCGCGCGCGCCCCTCTTCCAGTTGCCGACGCGCCACGTCATTCGCCGTTGACCGGTTGGCGAGCTTCAAGCTCTCGACAAGATCCGGAGAAAAGCTCAACGGGTCGGCCGACACGCCCGACAGCAACTGGAGGATCTGCATCACCTGCGGGCTCTGCTCGAAGCCCTGCCCCGCTTGCGCGAGGATGTCCCCTGCCTGCGTCGCTTGCCCGATCGCCTGCTTGTTCAGCTTGCCCTGGCTCGAGTCGCCCATGCCGGAACTCCTTTCCGAACACCACCCCGATGGGGCGGTACCCGTTCCCTAGCACCTGCCGCGTAAGCTCGCGGTTCTCCATCTGCACCATCAACTGCACGGTCTCGGCGCCCAAGGTCCTCGCGAACTGCCTGAGCAGCTTACACATGGCGAGACACGCGCGCGTCCCGCGGTAGGCCGGGAGCACGTACAGGTGGTTGACCACGACGCCCGGCCGGGTGCTGGTCCCCTGGTACCTGCCGGGCTCGGCCACAGCCAGACCGACCACGTTATCACGGTGCTCGGCTACGACGACCCCGACCGTGGGCGTGAGCAGCCACCCCATCGTGGCATGCTCGCAGACGGCGACCGCGTGTCCGTCGATGATCTCGCCGCGGAGAGCGACCGCCTCACCGATGAGCTGGCTGCGGATGCGCCACACAGCCTCGTGGTCGTCGTGCGTCGCGAATCTGGCGGTGACCGTCATGCGATGAACTTCCTGGTCCCCTTGAGCGAGAAGCCAAAGAACTCGATATCTGTGGCGTACGTGTCGTCGGCATGGTCCGCGTCGCGGTAGACAACGCCCTTCACCAGGTCGCCGGCAAACAGGTCGCCGCCGCTGAACAGCGTCCCCATGGCGTGGACCACGAGATCGCCGGCGGCGTGTCCTGATCCGCCGCTGCCCACCACTTTGTTGCTCGTGATCTCGGCGAGCACGCCACCATCGAGAAGGGCCTCGTTGTCTGCGACCGCCCGGCATGACACGGCCATCTCGACCGCCATCGTCGAAGTCGGGCCGGCGCTCAATCCGTAGTACGCCGTGATCGTCACGACCGCATCCACGTCAAGATCGCCTGGCACCACGAAGCGGAACGCCCAGCCTTCTTGAGTCGTCGGCCCCCACGTCAGCGAGATGATGTGCCCGTCGTAGTCGGTTGGGTCGGTGATCTTGGCGTCCGTGGCCGCGATAGTCCCGGTCCCGATATCCTGGTAGGTCTTAGAGTCCACCAGCCAGGTCCGCTCCCAGGAGGCGTTTGGAACCTGTCCGACATTCGCGGCATGGTTCGCCAGCGTGCCCGCCGCAAGCGACGTGATCTGCTTGCCGCCCATCGACTGGTCTCCGGTGAACGCGCGCGTGCCATCCACCCGGATGTACTGAGTGTGGTCGTCGTCCAGCAGACCTGCGAATATACCGTGGTCGACGTTTGTGACGTTGACGTTGATGAACGCGCTGCCGTTCCACACGAGGACGTCGTTCACCGCGACGCCCGTGAGCGTCACGTTCGACAGGTCTCCGATGGCAAGCACGGCAGCAGCCAGAGCCGGCAGCGTCGTGTCCGCCCATGCCGTGCCATTCCAGATGATGATGTCGTTCGCCGCCTTGATCATGTTCGCGACGTCGGCCAGATCCTCCAGGTCGAGGACGGCACCCGCCAAGGACGGCAGGGTCGTGTGGACCCACTCGCCACCCACCGACCGGATGATCCGGTTGTCAGCATGGGCCACCGTGACGTCGCCTAAGTCCGTGAGATCGGTTCCGCCGACAGCCGAAAGGAACGGGATCTTGGACCAGATTGACCCGTCCCAGTAGATGATGTCGTTGGTGGATGGCGACGCTGCACTGACGTCCGAGATGTCGTCTAGGTTGAACGTCCCGATCGTCAGACCGTCGGCGCTGCACGTAAGCTTTAAGCCGTCCAGCTTGACCGACATTTTGTTGACCGCATCCAACGCCAGGCCACAGCCCAATTCGTTGAACGCACGCGCGTAGAACCGCAGAAGATGCTTGTGCAGGACCTCGATCCAGTCCTGGAAGTCAGGCGTGCAGATCGGCGGCGGTTCGCCAAGTGGCAGCTTCAGCGTCATCGCGCGTCAACCTCCATCCCATCGAATAGCATCTGCTGGATCTTCACCCGGCCGAAGATCGACGGAGGGAACGATGCTCCTGTGAGCGCGGCAAGCCCGGTGTCGCCGACGCGCACCCTCCAGTTGCGACCGAGTCCGCCCACGGCAAGCAACACGTGCGTCTCGGTTGTGGCCCACGTCGATTCGGCGTTGTAGGTCGACGACCCGAACGGTTGCGTGCGTGCCGACACGTTCGGCTCGGCGGCGATCCGCACGATGTTGCTGGCGTTGTCGGATGTCCCACGGAGATGCGCCCAGTGCATCCGCACCAACGAGAACGGGTTGCCGAAGTTGAGATTGAAGTCAGCGTAGAACTCGACCGCCCCGATGCCGTATGGATCGTTGGTTGCCGGGGAGGCCGCCTGCGTCTCGTAGAAGGTCAGGGTGTTCGCCGTGTTGGACGCGATAAGGGCGTAGTTGAGCGACCCCAAGCTCTTGTCGTACCAGATGCAGTAGAGGCCCTTGTATGCGTCCACGGTCCACGTCCGACCGGTGTCCTGCAAGGTGGTCGTCGAGTGGTCGCCCGTGGCAAGGCCGGCGGCCACCGTGACGGCGTCGGAGTGACCATCGAAGTCACCGGTGTCGAGCTTGACGACGTGGCCGCGCGAGATCCCAAACATCTGAGGGTCGTCGTTCTCGTCCTCAATTTCGGCGACCACGTCTAAGTCCATGCGGTAGCGCGACCACACCCCTTGGCTGTAGTCGAAGACGAGGATGGTGTCGTTCCGCGTGTTGCCTGTCGTGCTCAGCGCCATCCACACCTGTGAGCGACGACGATGCAGAGCGACCGAGATGTCACCACGCCTGGCCGGGTTGATGGTGTCGCGGACGAAGGTCTGGATGGACGGCCGCTCGGGGTCCTGCGGCGAGCTGGCGTTGAAGGTCGTCGAGCCATCCCACAAGACGATGTCGCGCTCGCCGACGTAGATGTGAGCCGAGTCGAACTCGAGAACCGCCAAGGGGCCGACGGCGCCCGAGTCCTTGGACAGGAAGGTCAGGAAGAACGGATCCGTGGAGTCGCCCGACGCCGTGATCCTGACGCGGCCGTCGCGGTAGTGGGCGATCAGGGAGTCGCGCAAGGTCTCGAGCGCCGAGATCGGGTCGCCGGAGTCCAAGTCGGTGTCGACGAAGTCGGTTGCCTGGTTGAAGGCGTCGAGAGCGCCCGGCTGACTCCAGTAGACCCGCGTCGGGTTGGTCGCCCAACCGGCGACGAACAGGCGGTCCTTGAACACCTTGACGATGCTCCCTGGTGGCGGCTCCTCGTTGCCCGTCAACGAAAGTCCTGTCGTGCTGATCGAGCCGATGTCGACTGTGTAGGTGGTCGCGGTGTTGCCCTCGACGATCGCATCGTCACCTGCGGCCGTGGTCGCCAGAAAGAAGTTGCTGTCGTCGGTCGAAATCCATATGCGGCGCTGCGTGACCTGCGGGTCAGACGAGATCGGGATCTTCAAGCTGTCGATGGCTCCGCTGCCGCTGCCGCCGCTGATGACAGCCGACCCCGACGGCGACGGATCGCTCTCGGCGCCGGTGACGCCGTTCCGGTAGGTGACCTTGATGTAGTAGGTCCCATCGGCGAGACTGCCGCCGCTGGTCTTGGTCGTCACGACAGGAACCTGGAACGGAGCTCGGATGCCCACCCAGTCGATCAGGCCGCCCGACCACTTGCGCGGCCTCTTGCCGTTGTTGGAAGCCATGTAGACCGTGCTGCCGTACTGGGCGACCGTCCACTTGCCACCCTTGTGCAGGTTGCCGGCGACCGGGGTCGCAGACGCAGCCACAAGGTCGATCTCGTACAGCGTGGTCCCACAGATGGCGAGCATGCTGCGGGAGACTGAGCCTTGCGGTCCGATCCGGTCGTAGGCGTAGAGCATCTGGCCTTCGACCGACTGGTATGGGTCCACCAGGCCGATGTCCCAGCGGACGCCGTCCTCCTCCTCGGGGTAGAGGTAGCTGTCTGCCTTGACCACGAGCGTCGTCACCTGCCCGGTGACCTCCAAGACATTCCCGTAACCGTCCTCGAGCGGCAGCCCGTAGATCAAGTTGAAGGTCGCCTGCGCACCCGACTGCGTAGGCAGCGGGCCGACGGGCGTGGTACGTCGTGACCATTGGTCGAACGGATCGTAGAGCGTGATGACGCTGGCGATCGCATTGGTGTTGCTGTCGTAGGAGCGGAAGAAGGCGACGTCGGACAGCACCCCGAAGAGGTGCGCGTCGTTGCTGTTCTCGGTTGGAGGGTAGTCAAAGTCCGTGATCTGCGTCCCGAATGACCATGACGCCGCGACGCTCGCAGGGTCCAAGTCGCTGCCACCGTCGGTGGTGATCGGCGAGCCGGCGACCACGTTGGTTACGCCTTCGATCTTGCACCACGGAGTCACCAGCTCGGTTCCCCCGCTGTTGCGACCCAAGTTGACGGTCACGCGGTGGCGAGTGTCCTGGTTGTCCGAAAGCGTCAGTCCGACGGCCGTCGTTTGGGTTCCGCTGGCGGCGTCTCGGTAGTAGACGATGATGTCGTCATTCTCGACCCGAACTCCGAGAGGAGAGGGGTCTTGGGCGGTTGGGTCGTCGTCAGCGGATGTCCCTGCCCAGAATATGGTCTGATCCCTGACAGCCGTTTCACCAGGACCCAGGCGCGGTGTGTATACGAACGCAAAGGTCCAGGACCGGACCGGAGTGCCTCCAGTGGTGAACGCCTGCGAGGTTGTGTCGTAGAGGCTGAACACCCGTTGCGGGGCAGCGCTCCAGGTAGTCTGGATGAATCCGGAATCGCCGAAGAACTCGAGTCCGGTGCGTCCGACAACAACGTCAGGATCGGTGACCCATTCGGGTCCTTCCGCCCCGATGACTCCGGTGAAGGCGTTTCCCGATGAATCGGCGACGGTGCTTCCGTTCCCATCGTTCAACTTCCAGTACCCGACGCACGTGGCGGCCTCGGCATCGGTCAACTCGCGGTTGTAAGCCCCTTGGAACGATGGTTTGGCGGCGCCGTTGAACAGTCGGAACTCGGCCAGGGTGAAGTTCGCGTTGCCGGTGCTCGCCGCGTCGGCGCCGATGAACCATCGTGCGGATGAGCTGACGAATCCGGCGACGGTGGTCGTGGCCGAACCGATGTCGGCGCCGTTGCCGTCGAGGACGCTCAGGGTGTAGCCGGTGTCGCCGGCAGTGCTGTAGAACTCGATGAAGCGGAACTGATCGACTGGCACGGTGTCCGAGGCATTGCCGTCATCGACGGTGATGTCACGAAGCAAGACGCCGGCGTCGAACACCCTTAAGCGCCACGCACCGTTGGACCCTGACGCCGGGTCGTAGCTCAACTGGAAGAAGCGTCCGATGCTGATACCCGACCCGCGGCCGAGGATGGTCACCTCGGAAGTCGGATACTCACGCATCACGGCAACGATGCTCACGTAGCCTCTTGATGCGAAGTCGAAATCGGGTTGGTCCAAGATGCTGATGAAGTCGTTGTCTCCGTCGAACCGTGCCGAGCAATCGCGCAGCATCGTTGTCTGGCCGTGGACTCGCCGAAAGCCAGCTCGACGCTCCATGATCCGGTTGCTGAACTCGACGTTGCGCAGATCGGGCGACTCGATCCGAGTCAACTGCAACGGGTCGTCGCGGTCCGACAGCCCCGCGAACCTGTCGATTCTGGCTGTCACGCGCTTGGCGGTCATGGGTCAGTGACTAAGGTCGGTGCCGGACAGCCCGGTCGGGCGGTAGCCTGGGAACTGTGGCGCGCCTCCGTATCTGCGGGCCTTAAAGACGCGACCGGTGTAGGACTTGGCGGCCTTGCGCATCTTGCCCTTCCACTCGTTGAAGGACACGAATGCCGATTCGGACTGTTCCCTGGTCAGGAACTGGCGCAGCTTCCACAGGGCTCCGTCAATGATCCCATCGACGAACTCGCGCGGGAATCGCTGGTCCAGCTCATCACCGTCGGCGGCCGCCGATTGGTCGACCGGCTTGGCGAAGTAGCTGTAGTTGATCGTGTAGGTGGTTTCCGGCGTCGGCACGAGTCGCATGATCTGGTGGCCGGTGGTGCTCGACGCCGTCCGCGCGCGACCCTTCATGATGTAGAAGCGTGGCCGGTTCTCACCCTCGAACAAGCGGTCACCTTCCAGCTCGTCGTGGCGCTGCTGATCGAGCATGTGCAGCGTCTCTTGAGGGGGCGAGTCATGCTTGACGCCGGGCTCGATGATCCGCTGGAAGTCCGCCGCGAGCTCGTAGTCTGCGGTCGAGGTGGCGGCCGAGACCGTGCTCTCGGCTTCGTATGCCGGGTGGTCGGTCTCGGTCACCATCTGGAGCATCGAGTAGTAGAGCGCCCACTTGATTTCGGTCTTGAGCTCGGAGCTCGCGTTCGCCGTGTTCGCGAGATGAAAGTGGACGCGGCTGACGAGGTCGCCGATCGTGCGTGATTCGACGGCCATCGTCTGCTACCCCTCTTCGTGCGCCCCGATCAGCGGCGGATTCAAGGCGCCCTGGTGCTTCTTCTCGTCTTTGCGCGGCTTGGGGTCCGAGATGTTCTCCGCGTGGCTCTCCGCTGGTTCGAAGCCGACCCTTGGCGCGCGCAGCGCCCGGTCGCGCCACCCCTTGGGAAGCTCATCCTTGCCGCGCCAGCGGATGAACGCCTCGGCGATCGTGCTGTCATCCTTCATGCACTCGCCGAGGACGGCGCGCAAGTCCTGGTAGCTCAGCGGACCCTGCCCGTCCTTCTTCGGGACGTCGACTCTCCTGGCCGTCAGCGTGGAGCGGTCCCAGTCGCACGAGCAGGACTTGAACCTCCCCGATCTGGCGCAGATGTACCACCAGCGGTTCTGGTAGGGGATCTCGTGGCGGTCGATGTCGGGCACGTCATCCCAAGGTGCGTTCTGTCTGCGGTCCATGTGGTCTCTCTGGTTGTGCGGCGGGGACCCGATTGTCCCCGCCTGAGCGTTGGCTTGGTCTACGACATGGCGCCGTTGACCCACACGCGCGAGTTGCCGTCGGAGCCGGTCTGCTCCAGAGCGATGAAGCGGAACCAGTTGCCGGTGGTGGCGGTGCTGACGTCGAGCTCCACCAGCTTGCCGGCAGCCGCGAGCTGGAGCGGGTCCAGGTCCTCGATGGTGTTGCTGGAGCCGTCGGTGAGCGCGTTGATCGCCCCGGCGACGCAGACCTCGATCTGGTCACCGTCCAAGGCCTGGCGGCCTTTCAAGCCGTCGTCCGTGGTCTCGACACCCGTCCCCCCGCTGCCCGTGTAGATGCCGATGGCCAGCCAGTCTTCTCCGGCGTCGGCCGAATCGACCAGGAGCCTTCCGTCCGTGGAGTTGCCGGCGTCCAAGACGACGACCTCCCCGACCTCGATGGTGGCGTCGGCCTCCACCCAGATCCGTTTGGTGTTGTCCGGGGTCGAGACGACGTCGTCCCTGTTGATGCCTCCAAGAGTCATGGGTTCACCTCCTGATCTCAGGTCCCGTAGTCGAAGATGGTGCCCAGGTAGCGCGGGTTGCGCGCCACGAGCTGCCCACGCCACACCATGTGGCGCACCGCTGCGAGCTGGTCCGTCGGCTCCTTCGGCTTGCGAAGGGCGAAGTCCGCCCGGGAGTCGACCGCGAGGTCGATCATGCGCGTGTTGAGCATGTAGAGCCTCTGCTTGGCGCTGGTGGCATTGCCGAGGCTCGAGTTGCGCGTGGTCGCGAACTCGTCCATGATCCACATGGCGCCCTTGAACTTGATGTTGTCGAACGCCAGGTTGACGTCCTTGAGCGCGCCGCCCTCCTTGGCGAACCGCTGCTTCTCGAAGCCCGCGAACTCGTAGTCGTCGAACGGCTGCTGGGACGAGATGATCAGGTCCGGGTGCATCACCCCGTAGGAGCAGAACGAGTAGAGCTGAAAGAGCGCCTTCAAGGCCGCGTTGGGTGCCCCGCTGGACAGCCCAAAGGTGTTGCCGGCAGACGTGTCAAGGAAGTCGATGGACACGTTCTCCCAGCCGGTCCCGGTCGTCTCGACGTCCGTGAAGGCGACGCGCGTGATGCCACCCAAGGTGTTGGTGGCCTGACGAGCGCGCCAGCGGTCGTTGATGTAGCCGAGGGTCGTCTCGGCGTCCGTCGTGGTGTTTTGCGCCTGCGTGTCGGCGTAGCAGATGTCCTCCAGCCCGATGACGTTCTTGCTGTTGCTTGAGGAGCCCTTGTAGATGTCCTTGGCGATGCGGTCGGCCATCGACAGTTCGACCTGCTCCACGTACTCCTCGAGCCGGTCGGCGATCGCCTGCGGGGAGGTGAACTCCCACTCCTCCTCCAGCGACATGGCCAGAGGAGCTGCGTAGTTGGAGACAGGGAACGATGCCGCCTGCGCGCCCTTGGATGACGCCGTGGAGACCGTGTCGTAGCCGCCGAACGCGTCGACGCCTGCTGACTTGGACTCCAGGATACGGACGTTCAGGAACGCGGGAAGAGGCCGTGTCTTCTTCGACGTTCGCGACAGCACGTACAGAACCGGCACGTTGTTGAAGACGATGTCCTCGGCCTTGCGGCCGTTCCACCAATCTTCGAGGACGTGCGTGAACAGCGTGGTGAACGAGCCTGACGCCGACCCGTTGACCAGCCTGGATGCGGTGGGCATGTAGTTGCCTCCTTTGGCCTTCCGCTATCCTCTTGGCAGTTCGATGCCGCCCGCACTCATGCGGGCTGCCAGCAGCTCTGCCAAGGACTTGCCCTGCGATTTGGGCTTGGCTCCTACAGTGCTCACGCTTGCTCCTGTGAGGTTTCCGTTCACCGACTTACGAGTCCGGCCGCCCTGGCCTGGCGTGCTCGTCTTGGTCGGGGCCTGAACCCCCAGGAATTCGATCGCCTTGCGGAACTGGTCTTCTTGCGAGAGACCCTGCATCTGGTCTCTGTTTCTGGTGATGAACTCCGACACCTGGAGCGCCTTGTCCTGGGCCCCAGGGAATGCGCGAGCGGTCTCGCTCCAGGTCATCGAAGCGATCTGCTGCTCGAGCTGGCCGATGCGAGCGGCCATCTGCTGCGCGATCGGAAGCACGTGCTTGCGCGCGTAACGCTCCGACGCCGCCTCCATGACCTCGACGTCCTCAGGCTTCCAGTCGTCGAACTTGACGGACGGGTACGCCGACTGCACTTCGGCGCTCTGGTGCGCCTGCCCCCTGGCGGTGCCGGTCAGGCTGGCGGTGATGGCCTCCAAGCCGCCCGGCGTCGCGATGATCTTGTCCAGAAGCTCCGCCTTCTGAGAAATCTTGGGATCGGAGACATTGGCGGCCTCAGCATCCCTGCGGAGCTCGGCTGCCCTCTGCATCGACCGGGTGAAGCCGGCCTGCATGTTCTGCCACGCCTCTCGGAGTTCGGGCGTGAGCGTCTCCGGATCGACGTCGGTGAAGGTGTCCTCTTCCCCCGTGATCGCGGACAGCCCCTGGTTTTCGTCCTCGCCTACGGCCTGGTCGTAGTCGAGAGAGCCAGTGGTGTCGTCCGGATCTGGGTCTGAGCCCTGGTCTAAGATGGTGTTCTTGTCAGGCATGGCGGCATCACTTCTGGGTGTGCGGGGAACCCGGAGGGAACGTGGTGATGGTGCTGGTCTCCCTCTTCACCGGCTTGTTCTTCTTCTGGTCGCTGCCGCCGACGTCCATGTTGATGTTCTTCTTGCCCATTGGAATCAGTCCCCCATCAGTCTGGAGATCTCTGCCTGGATGCGCGGGTTGATCTTCCGAGCCGCCGCCGCGCGACGCGCTTTCAGAGGGTCTTCCTCCCCGCGGTCCTTGAGTCGGTGCCCGGTCGCTAGCATGTAGGCCTTGAGCTTGCGAGGCGACCTGATCGAGTCGACCGTTGGTCCTTCCGCTCCGTCCTTGGTGCGCACGTAGTTCTTGCCCCAAACGGCGCGCCCTTCCTCGCAGGCCAGGTCCTGGACAACCTGCGGGTGTGAGCCGGCGGTGTCGTGCTCCACGTACTTGTAGCGGCCGCTGTCGTAGAAGGCCCCGTCGTGGACTGCCGGAGCGGATCCAAACCACTTGCTCACGTGGCGCGGCCCGTAGGTGTACGCCCATTTCGTGGGCGAAAGCTCCGTGACGTGCGTTAAGCCGTGGACACGAACGGTGAAGCCGTCGTGGTCGGTGTAGACTCGGTCTGGTTCGGAGCTACGAGCCATTGCCGGCACCTCTCGGTGATGCGACGCCAGGTTGGGCGGGCTTAGAACCGCCGCCCTGCTGGAGCGGGCTGTTCTGGAGCGCGAACAGGTTCTTGGTCGCGTTGTTGATCTCTTCGGTGTCGGCCGAAATCAGAAGGTTCTCGCCGGCCACGCCGAGAAGCGCCTTGTATGCCTCGATCTGCCAGGTCGCCCAGTCGGTGTTGCCGAACAAGATCGGGTTGTTGGCGCTGATGGTGGCAATGGTCACCATGTCCTGGAACAACTGCGCGTCGTCACGCGGCCTCATGGACCCACGCTCTACGGTCACCCGCAGGCCGAGCGTGATGTCGTTCTCGGTCATGGTGCCGGAAGGCCCGCCCCGCCAGGACGCCGCGGCCTCGGGGCCGGCCAGGCGCGTCATCCGCTCCTTGTCGTAGAACTGGACCATGAGGCCTAAGCGCTTCAACGCGACGTCCAAGACGAACGCCTCGCCGGCACGGCTCTTGTGGCTGCTGGACACCAGAGCGTTTTGGGCGATGATCTGGGCTTCCGTCGCCGACGCTCCGGACTTGAGCGTCTGCTGCGCCTGGTTGGGGCCGCGGCCGGTTCCCATCTCGACCGCTCTCTGGATCATGGCCAGGAAGTTCATGGGTTCCGCGGACTTGGAGTCACGCGGCAACTTCATGATGAGATCGCGGAGTGTGGAGCCTTGCTGCACCGTCACCTCGATCTTCTTGGAGACACCAGGAGCATTGACCGCGTGCCACTCCTTCTCCGTGATGCCTGCTCGTGCATCGACGAAGATCGTGTCTTCCTGGTCGCGCGCGTAGCCGTCCATGCTCTTGGTGTAGAGCAGAACTTCCGCGTCAAG